TATTCGTGGTTTTCACAAAACCTAGTTAGTTTATCCAATAACCCGACATATATCTCACCAGTCTGGGTATTGAATAAACGAATTTTTCCGTCCCAGTATTTGTTACGATACTGAGGCATAAACTTTGCACCAGGTACATCAAACGTAAACTGGTCTGCTAATTCGTAGTAGACATGAGGTTCTGCTTTTACCTGCAAGAAGACCTCATTCTTCTTTGATATAATCAAATGAGACATTATCCATAAGGATCACCTATGGATATTTATCCCCCCACTTTAAACGTATATTCCAGCATCAACCTTTCTAGGAAGTCCTTCAGACCTTCCAGTCTTTCTTTTTTCTCAGGGCATGATACCCAATTTTGAAGATGGAGACTTATTGATTCATGAATCTGCCTCACATCTTCAATACCCATGTCCATTGAGACAAAAGGTAGATTTTCATCAAAGTCTTTTTCGTAAAGATGCTCTTCGTCCATTAAAATCCTGCTTGAAACTTCTGCCACTCAATAGCATTTTTGATTTGAAAAGTCCTATTTGCCACTGTCTTAATAATCTCTTCTAAAAATCTAAGTTCAGTATCATAATAGCGAATCTTCATATCAATTTTATTGAGTCTCTCATCGGCGTCCATATGCCTTTGTATTGCCTCTTTATCCCTGACCTTATAGGGAAATGGTTCTTCTTGGTAAACCTCTGCTGGTGCCTTTCCAGTGTAGTAGTTGTAACGCTCAAGCTTTACTCTATTGTAAGTCTCTCTTGCCTTTTCTTTCAGAAGAGTGATTGTGTTGTATAGGGTATAATACTTGGAGTGAAGTTGAGGGATTTTTAGTGATTCATCATGTAGGTTATCAGGGTCGATTTGAGAGTCTCGCTCCCACATCTCCTGAATTTGCTCAAGATTCATAAGCGTGTTCTGTTGTCAGAATCTAGTATATTGTAGATAGTATACTTGAAAGTGGCGTCTGCTGTAAAGTATTGTATGTCAGTTGCTGAAGTGTCAAATTCCAGAGACGACAGGGAAACCGGAAACATGTCCTTAAACTTCACAATCGTATTGACACGATAGTTACTGTTGAGGATGCTCAAGCTGCCATCACTAAACTGCTCCTTCAGTTGATTTTTCAAACCTTGATCATCTGTTGTTAAATCAACAAAGTCCTGTGTTGTTTCAGAAAAACCAAGACCAGTCAACCAGTTATGGATTGCCATGTAGTTAGTCATGTCCTCATCAATCAAAAATCTTAAGGTGAGGTCTCCATAAGTCAACTTCTCTCCAGGGACATCAATATCCTTAAGATACGTTGGTTGAATAGAAGTCTGCAATGACAACTCAGGTATTCTTGCACTTGTACAAAAGAAACTTACCTTAGGTTCTTTAGACAGACTAAACTGAAAACCAGTAGGAGATAAGAAGTTTCTATTTTGTATCTGATTTCTAAATGGTGAAACTGTCATTATCAGTTTTATTTGTATTTAGATAAAAAAAGAGGGTCCGAAGACCCTCTGAAGAAGATATGTGAATCGAGAATCACATGAGGTTGGAAACCTTGACTCTTCTGTAGTAACGGTTGTCGTTTGCCTTGAGCGAGCCAGGATGGGTACCCTGGGTAGCACCAGCGAATGGGTTGGAAACAATACCGTAACGAGTCTTGAATCCAATCTTGGGCTGGAAGGTGTCCTGACCGACGGCACGGACCATCTGGAGGGGGACATATGGGCAGTAGAAGAGACCTGCGTCATAAGGTGAAGAACCCTTATAACCAGCAACATAATACTGGTCAGCAGCCTGGTTGGCAGCATATGGGTCAATGTAGACGCGATACTTACCAGCGAGGACACCTGCGAAGGTGTTGCCAGTGTCGTCAACGTTGAGGTTAGCGTTGAGTGCTGGGGTGTAATCCAGGACTCCTGCCATGGTCAGAGCGGAGGCAACGTCTGCAGAGCAGAGAATCATGTTGCCCTTTCCTCTACGAGTTCTTTGTGCGATTGCGTTAGCATCGCGCTCGATTTGGAAGATAAGACCCTTAAACTTCTCAACAGACCAACGACCGTTGGAGTCAACGTCGAGGTCGAAGGTGCCTTGGGTAGCAACGTTGGTTTGTGCGCCAGACTCAGCAGACTTGTAGATAGTTCTGATGACTTCGCGGTTGATTTCAGCAAGAATCTCAGTTGACAGAATGTTTGCCAACTCAGCTTCTGCATTCAGACCGTGAATTGCTTTCAAGTCTTGAGCAAGCTCGAGTGAGTACTCAGCTTTCAGAGCACGGCTCTTAGCGGTAACGGTGACCTTCTCGATTGAGAATGCCATCTCGTTGAAGGACTGACCTGATCCGAGCTCTTCAGAGAACTCAGTATCCATACCCTGACCAACAGGATAAGCAGCCTGAGTGGAGTTGGATGAAGGATTCAGTGCGCCAGGGTTGCCATCAGCAGGCTGTGAACCGGTGCCGAAACCAGCAGCGGTGCCATCAGAGTTAGCAACATAAGGGTTGGAAGTGCTGATTCCGCTATTCGAGAATGCGGTATCTGCTTCGTTAAACAGTGCTTCGCCACCACCCATGCTGGTGTAGCGTGAGCGCATTGCGAAGATGAGTCCAGTAGGACCATTCATTGGTTGGACGCCAGCCAGGTCATATGCGACCAGGTTAGGCATTGCACGTCTGATGAGTGAAATCAGAACGGGGTCGAAGTTTGCAACACCACCGCTTGAAACGGAGTTGGTTGGTGCTTCGGAAAGGAATTCTCTCTCTTCGCGGAGAGCGATTTCTTGGTTCTCCAGGAGCTGAGCGGTTACTGCTCTACGATGTGCATCTTTGATTGAATCAAGACCTTCGTAGTCCAGAAGGGGTGCCCACTTCTCCTGCAGATGCTCCATACTAGGCATTTGCATTTGAATTTTACCTCTTTTAAAAAGTTAGTTTGAATTGTTATAATCTAAAAATCACTTTTTAGAAACTCTTCTCAGAGTATCCATGTAGGATTCCATGATTGGTGTTGCTTCCGTAGGAGCAACATTCTCGGTACCTTCAGAGATGGTCTCTGAGTGTTCTTTTTGAGTGCTGTGCTCAGGGAAGTAGGACTTCCTCAGAGTTACCAGCTTCTCACGATAGTCTGACTCACTTTCAAACTCAACATTTTCGGCAAGAGTAGCGAGCTTGTCTTTCTGGGAAAGGGCAAGTCCTTCAGCAACGTCTGCAAAGATTACATCAGCAACTGACTCAGCTAATCTCTTATTTAGAGCAACATTTCTTTCGATTTGCTCGTTGAGTTTACCTTCCATTTCATCAAGTTTATCTACCATGCTCTCGATTACATCATATCTATCTTCAGGGATGGTTACATAATGCTCTTCAAAAAGACCCTTCATTCCAGCAAGGAATGATTCGGTCATTTCAGTCTTAAGACCGTGCTCAACTTGGAGAGCGTTCTCCTGGAGCCACTCGTCAGCAACATACTCAAGGTATGCGTCGAGTCTGGTCTCAAGACCTTCTTTAATGTTAACGATTTCTTCTACAAGTGCTTCCTCATAGGTAGCCTTGAGTTGCTCGGTGATTTCACCGACTTTTGTGTTGATAGCAGTTTCAAAAATGGTGCGTGCTTTCTCTTGGAATTCCTCAGAAAGCTCTTCACCAGCGAGGAGAGCTTCAACATCTTCTTCGATGCTATACTCAACTGCAGGTGCTTCTTCTTCAGCAACAACTTCTTCTTCGGTTACTTCTTCTTCAGCAACGATTTCGGTTGCTTCTTCTTCTGTAACTTCTTCTTCTTCGTTGACGATTTCTTGACCGTCTTCGATTTCGTCAGATACTGCTTCGGCAGGTGCTGCCTTAGCGTTGACGACATCCTTGACCTGCTTCAGAGTTGCAGCAGGATCCTTGAGTTTTGCTGAATCGTCATCGGGACGATAATTATCGGGAGTAGGTCCGCCGAGATCTTCAACTGGAATGCCAGCTGAAGGCATTGGCTCAGCAGGAGCAGCCCCTTTGGTTACTACGTTTTCCATTTCTTGTAAATT